AAAGTTTGCGAAAGTAGACGAGGAGCAGCGTATTTTAATGGGCTTAGTATTACAGCCCGACCAGTTAATATACAGAGTAGACGAGAACGGAGACGAGTTTGAGATGTTTTTTAGCGCAGAAACTATAAAAGATTTTTCTCAAAATTTTTTTCAGTCTGGATTCCAACTAAATTCTAAGCTAGAGCATGACGAGCCAATAGAGGGCGTTACGTTTGTAGAGTCGTGGCTAGTCGAAAATCCAAAAGTAGATAAGTCCGCAGCATTTGGCTTAGAATATCCTAAAGGCTCGTGGCTTGTTAGCATGAAAGTAGACAACGACGATATTTGGAATAACTACATTAAGACTGGCGAATTAAAGGGTTTCTCTATCGACGGAATGGTAGAGCTAGAGGAAGTAAATTTTAAATCTAATATACAAATGAGTAAAAGTAACAAAAATATCCTTGCTTTGCTAAAACAGATAGTATCTGGAGCAGAGCAGGACGTAGAGGTAACTCTAGGGAGCGTAAAATCTGGAGAGCTAGATATACAATTTGAGGGAGATTCTCTTGAGGTTGGTACGGCTGTATTTTTAATTGCAGACGAAAGCGAGAAAGTATCTCTAGCCGACGGAACGTATAAAATAGACGAGGGCGGCGAGATCGTTGTAAAAGACGGACTGGTAGAGTCAATGTCTGAGGGCGAGGAAGTAGTAGACGAGGAAGTAGTCGAGGAAGTAGAGCCAGAGGTAGAGGCAGAGCTTAAAGAGGAGGACGAGGAGAAAATGGTCGAGGAAGTAAACGCAGACGAGGAGTCAATGAGAGTAATTAAAGAGATTTTAGACGATATGTTTAAGGCTTACGCTGAAAGCATGGAGATTAAAATGAGTGCTTTAGATGCTAAACTAGAAACTTTAACCTCTGAAAATGTAGAGTTAAAGGAGCAAGTTGTAACACTTTCGGCGCAGCCGTCTGTAGAGCCTATAAGCTCACAACCAAAACAAGTAACTTTAACAAAGCAAGGGCGTATCCTTGAGGCTATTAAATTAGCAAACCAAAACAAGTAAATTAATTAATTTAAAAATAGGTAAAAAATGGCAATTACATCAAATTACGCAGGGCAGGCAGCAGTAGATATCATGTTGCAAGCAATCAAAGAGGAGGATACTCTCCGTCTTGGACTTATTAACGTTGTACCCGACGTAGGATACAAATTAAACTTGAGAAACTTAGACGTTACTCTTGGAGTTGTAGATTACGCTTGCGGAACTACAGCAGCAACGGACGCAGTAGCGTACTCAGAGAAAGTTTTAACTCTGTCAAAATTTAAAAACGAGTTTACAATCTGTAAAGAGGATTTCCGCCCAACGTGGAGCGGCGAGTCTATGGGAGCATCTGCTTTTAACGACCAGACACCTCAAGAGATTGCAGACGCAATCGTAGCAGATACAGCAGGAAAATTAGCTGAATGGTTCGAAGACCAAATCTGGAACGGAGCAGGAACTGCAGGAACAATGAGCGGACTAGTTACTCAGTTTGCAGCAGACGGCGACGTAATAAAAGCAAACAACGGGATTACAGCAATCGGAGCGGCTATCTCTACGGCTAACGTATTGGCAGCATTCGACGCAGCTACGGCAGCATTACCTTACGCACTAAGACGCAAAGAGGTAAACTTTATCGTATCTCCAGACGTTGCAGACGCTTACACTAAGTTACTTATCCAAAACGGAGCGGCTAACGGACTAGGAGGCGACGCTAACACAGGGTTAGTATACGGACGTTATAACGTGCAAGTGGTAAACGCTTTAGCAGATAACACTATCGTATTGTTTGAGAAGTCTAATATTACAATGGGAACGGGACTAGCCTCAGACGCTACCTCAATTAGAGTAAAAGACCTTGACGAGGTAGATTTGAGCGGAAACGTTTTATATAAGTCTGTATTCGGTGGCGCTGTAGGATATTCTTACGGAGCAGAAATCGTTTGGTTACTTACTACTACAGCCTAAATACTAGGGGAGGTTTAACCGCCTCCCTTTTTTTAAAAGCATTAATAATCGGTTGCGTAAAGCAACTAAAAAAAATTTATAACTTATGGCATGTTTACTAACATCGGGGAGAGCTAAAGTGTGTAAGGACGGGCTAGGCGGTCAGTCTACGCTATATCTCTTTAACAGCCTACCAGATGCTTTTACCATTTTAAATGGCGAGGCTACTGCAATGAATGCAGCACTAACTGCGGCGTATGCTTATCCTTTAGAGGGAGACGGCAATACACTAGAGCAGTCAATGGTAGGAGACAGAAATACTAGCAGTCGAGTAAATACTCAGACGCTAACAATCGTTTTAAAGGCTATGGACGCAGCAACTAACGCAGAGTTTAATCTAGTAGCGGCAGGATACCCTAGCGCTGTTGTAGTCGACAGAAACGGCAACTATATAGCTTTAGGGCTTGACGACGGAATCGATTTCACTATCGTTGCATCGACTGGCGGAGCTAAAACGGATATGAACGGATACACATTAACTGGAGTATCTACATGCAGGGATTTAGCGCCTTTCTTAGATTCAGCAACACAAACCTCATTTTTGGCGGTAGTAGCTTAATCTAGTTTTATACTATAAAATTAGCCTTGTATTTAATTACGAGGCTTTTTTTTTGCTAAATAGAAACAAAAACGGACTTTTTTCGTTTTTATTATATAGAAGTTTGTTTTATGATAGTAGACCCTAGTTTAAGTATACATACAATAAAGATAGTGCCTAGATATAATCCGTCTAACGCATTAACTTTAACTATTACAGATAGTACACTAGGCACGACTACAGACGTAACGCCTGCCTATACAATGGGCGGAGATTATAAGCTCTCTCTAGTATTTAGCTATACATTTACAGACGAGCATAGCTATCAATTAAGACTAACGGACGACGTAACTACAGAGATAGTATACAGAGGTCTAGTTTTAGCTACAACGCAGGTAGCTCAAGACTACAAACTTACTACTAATCGCTATACATGGTAAAAATATGAGTGATATTAAACTAATAACATTAACGAGCTACTCAAGACCGCCTCTAATGGAGGACAAGTCTAGAGACTGGGTAATGAATGGGCGTAATAATGAGTATTACAACTATATTGTTGACCGAAACAACGGCAGTCCTACAAATAGCAGTATTAATCAGTCCTATAGTACCCTAATTTATGGTAAAGGATTGCGTACATCTAGCGGATCGTTAGGCGCTGAAAATTGGGGCAGATTACAAACGATATTAAGACCTAGAGAACTGCGTAAAATGGTCGCAGATTTTCAAGTTTTTGGAGAGTTTAGCTTTGAGGTTATAGAAACCAAAGGCGGCGAGCTGCATTCTTTGACGCATATACCTAAGCAAATGGTAATCCCGTCAATAGCAAACGAAAAAAATCAAATAGAGCATTACTGGTTTTCTAAAAATTGGCGTAAATATACCGACGTAGAAAATACTCCCGTATCTTATAACGCATACGGCGCAGCTAAAGGTAACTCTATTTATGTAGCAAAGCCTTACGTTGTAGGAGCAGAGTATTTCGGCAGCCCGTCGTACTCGTCGGCTTTAGTTTTTGCTGAAATGGAGGAGGAGATTGCGAACGTACAAATATCGTCTATAAAAAACGGGCTAAGCGCAGGGTATATAATACAGATACCAAACGGAACAAATTACACTCCAGAGGAAAAAGAGGAGTTCGAGAGACAAGTTAAAAAGAAACTAACGTCTAGCTCGAATGCGTCGAATTTCATTATCAGCTTTAACGATCAAGAGGTCGCTATAGAGGTTACGCCGTTTCCAGTTAATGCTAACGTGCATAAGCAATGGGATTCTATACAAGAGCAATGTAAAACGCAGTTAATGACAGCGCATAAAGTAATATCGCCGTCGTTAGTAGGTTTATCGTCTGCAAGTGGCTTTAGCTCAGTAGCCGACGAAATGGACATGAGCGAGCGCCAAACAATTAAGCGAGTTATAAAGCCTAAACAAGATTTTATCCTTGACTCAATAGAGGAGGTTTTAGTAAACTACGGGATTAACCTAGATTTATACTTTGCTCCGCTTACAGAGGAGGTAATAGAGGTAAAAGAGGAAACCGCAGAGCTAAATACTCACGTTTGTATGAGCGAGGACATTGAGCTGTTTGCGATACTAGAAAAATACGCTCTTGACGCTCCAGAGGGATACGAATTAACAGACGGCAAAGAGTACGATGTTAAAATGTCGGCAAATCAAACAAGCGAGCAAGATACAAAGCTATGGAAAACTCGCTACGCCTACACAATAGGAACAAGCAAAACTCCAAAAGGCAGCTCAAGGTCTTTTTGTAATAAAATGGTTTCACTATCGGACGCAGGTAAAGTTTACCGCAAAGAGGACATCGAGCTTATGAGTATGCAGGGAGTAAATGGCAAGTTTGCGCATAGTGGAGGCAAATACGACATTTTTCTTTATGGCGGCGGAGTAAATTGTTACCATAGGTGGGAACGTAGAGTATACAAAAAGAAATTAAAGGAGGACGGAAAGCCTAAAGGAGGCGGCGCTTTGCAACAAACTACAAAAGTAAACGTAAACGAGGCAAAAAGACAAGGATATAAGCCTGTTAAAAACTCTCCAGACGTTGCAATCGCAGAAATAGATAAACCAAATAACGGCAGATTTAAATAACATGGCAGATTTTCTCTTTATATCCCCGACAGAAATTAAGCAAACTACTATCGTAGGCGGTAACGTAGACGATGACCGCTTTGTATTTGTGATTTCAGACGTAATGAATACAACAATATTGCCGTTATTGGGGCAGCAATTATATGATGTTATACTAGCAGGCGCTACAGCAAACACTTTAACTGGATTATACCTTGAATTATATACAAAATATATACAGCCTATTACAAAATTTCAGTCTGTTGCTAACTTTGTACTAATAAGTAACTACTTAGTAACTAACGGCGGTAGCGTTTCGCATACCTCAGATAACGCTCAGTTAATGAGTGCGGAGGAGTTGACTAGGTTATCGAATACTTACGCAGGATATGCAGATACGTTTGTAGATAGGTTTAACGACTGGATAATATTAAACCATTTAACAGAGTATAAAACAACGCAGGACGGCGTAGACGCATCGACGCACGTATCAAATCGTAGCGGTTGGTTTTTTGGTAATCCGTCTAATAGAATACAAGACCCTTATCCACAAAGTCCAGACGATATAATAAAATTTTAACATGTCAAATTGCACTATACAAAGAGGATATAAAGAGGACTGCAAAAACTTTCAAGGCGGTATAGATAAGCTGTATCTATTTCCTTACGTAAAGTATGGCGTTTCGGATATTACCTTTGGCGGAGGCACTAAAGTAAACAATCCAGACGCTCAAAATATTACGAGCTTTCCAAATACTACGATTTACGAGTATGAGGCTGTAAATATTAGCTTTACCGAAAACGCCACTATAACAAACGGAGGCATCGAATGGAGTCAAAACCTATCATTTACATTGCCTAGAAGTTTTGAGGCTTTAAACGCCTTTAAATTGATGTATCAAGACTATTGCGCTATCATTTTAGACAGAAACGGCAACTATAGGCTAATAGGTCTCTGGAATGGCGGAGAGGTTACAATAAACGCAGGAACGGGCGGAGAAAAAAACGCAATGAATGGCTCGACTATATCGTTAAAAGCTAGAGAGGATAATCAAGCATATTTTTTAAATAATTTTGCAACAGATTTCACTATATTTAATAACGATAGTATTAACTTTTTAGAGTTTAATGTAAATACCGACATTATAGCGACGTCAGACTTTTTTAATATCACAACGGGAGGCGGTACTTTCCTATACAATGTAACCTCAGACGAGGGCTATAGCGCAACGGGATTAACGGGAGACCATTTAATCACTTTCCGACTGGATCGGGCATACACAAAGTAAGTATTTCGGGAGTATTTCCTGCTTTTGATTTTACGGGAAATGCGGATATAGATAAAATAATAGAATTATCTAATTTTGGGATATACGGGCTAGGCTCTACGAGTCAAGAGGACGCTTTTAGCGGTTGCGCAAATTTAATTATAAGCGCTACCGACGGAGGTAATTTTCAAAATGTAACTAATTTCGAGCAAGCCTTTGATAGCTGCGAGGCATTTACAAGTTTCCCGTTTATAGATACTGGCAAAGGCGAGGATTTCGATAGCACTTGGCAAGACTGCGCAGTATTGACAGAGTTTCCTTTGTTAGATTTTAGCAGCGGTACATCTTTCAATAGCACGTGGAGGAGTTGCGTATTATTAAAGACATTCCCTGCTAACGCTTTTGATAATTGCACAGCAACGGATTTTACAGAGGCGTTTAGAGATACGGCTTTGAATACGCAATCTATAGATAACATACTCGAAAGCCTAGACGTTGCAGGGCAGATAAACGGAACATTTACACAAACGGGAGGGCAAGCTCCTAGCTCTGTAGGTCTAGCGGCAAAAACAAGTCTTGAGGCTAAAGGGTGGACTATATCAGTAACAACTTAATAAATATATAAAAAATGAAAATTTACGTCGATTCAGTAACAAAAGAGCTAGTTTTAGATAACGGCATCGAATACAGATATCCTGCATATTGCGAAATCCAGAGACAAAAGCAAGGAGATTTTATTATTATTAAAACTACTCAAAACGTGAGCGTTTTAGATAAGACTTTATACTCAGATTTACAAGATGAGTCGGGTGTGGCTTATGCAAGTTTTGCAGCTTTAAAAACTGCTTTAGATTCTTATTTTGATTCTACGCTATAATGAGTAGGCGCAGAGTAATGATGTTAATCAAGGGCGGAGGGGTTTCAGACGACCGCTTTATTATATCAGTAAAAACAGATAATACTGGCACGTCTAATAATGACCAGTTTACTTTACCTTGGATTGGTAATTATGATATTGATTGGGGCGACGGAAACACAGATACTGGACAAACAGACACAACCACACATACATACGCAACCGCTGGAACTTATGATGTTTCAGTAACGCCAACTAATAATTGTAGAATATTTTTTAATAACGGTGGAGATAGGCAAAAATTATTAGATGTTAAAAATTGGGGTACTGGTGTTTGGACAACTTTTAGTGGTGCTTTTCTTGGTTGTAGTCGTATGGACGTAACCGCAACAGATACACCCGATTTAAGTATTGTAACTACGATTAGTAATATGTTTAGAAATTGTTTAATAATGGTTGGAAATTCAAGTTTTGAAAATTGGGATACAAGTAATATTAATAATATAAGCGGTGCATTTAGAGCAGCCAAATTATTTAACCAAAATATCTCTAGTTGGGATACAAGTAATTTTAATTCTTTGTCTAACACATTTTTTGATGCTGATAGTTTTAATCAACCCATTGGAGTTTGGGATACAAGCAATATGACTACTTTTAATAATACGTTTAGAAGTAATTTATCTACTTTTGACCAAAGTTTAGCAAATTGGGATATTACAAGTTTAACAACTGGTACTAATATGTTTAATGCTAGTGCTTTAGGAACGGCTAATTATGATGCTACATTAATAGGGTGGGCAGCACAAAGTATAACTAATGCAGTAACTATTGATTTTGGTTTTTCACAATACACATTAGGTGGTGCAGCAGAAACAGCCAGAAACACTTTAGTAAGTACCTATGGTTGGACAATTACAGATGGTGGTGGTATATAAAAAATAAAACTATGCAAGAAAATTTAAAAAGTACAAACATTTGCTACCCAAAACAAGAAACTTGGTTTATCTGTTGGGATGATAAAAGGAAAAATATAAAAGCCTATGGCTCTATAAATACAGAGCAATGTATGGAAACATACTGGAATGAGGTTGATTATTATTTAGATAAAGCAGAATGGTTAGAAGTGCTTATTAAAAATGGTATAAACCCCGAAGAAAATTAAACTATGTACAAAATAATTGCGGACTATATGGCGCTCGGACTTTGGGGTATGAGCATGGCTAACACAATAACAAGTTTTGATATTGCGAGTGCCTCAAGTGTTGCGCAGTTAGTACTATCTGTTTTAGGTATTGTATATCTAGGCGTTAAAATTGTAAACGAGACGCTAAACGGCAGAGTCGAGAGAGAGGGCAAGAGAATTGCAAACGAAATTAATAATCGAGAGCTAGATGAGGAACTTTAATATAAACGAGTTTGATAGTCCAGACGTTAAAGGATCGGGCGCAAAAATGGATAAGTGTTTTTTGGAAATGCTAGACAACGCTAGAGATATAGCAGGGATACCATTTAAAATAAATTCGGGCTACCGCACGCTTGAGCAAAATTCTAAGGTCGGGGGGGTTAATTCTAGCAGCCATACGAGAGGCGTAGCCGTCGATATAGCTTGTAAAGACTCTAGGGCTAGGTTTTTAATAGTTTCGGCGTTAAAAGAGGCAGGATTTACTCGTATGGGTATCTCAGACTCTTTTATTCACGTAGATAGTGATAGCGATAAGGCTCAAGATGTAATTTGGACGTATTAATGGAAACAGGAAAGTACAAAGATAAAAACGGAACGACTAGAGTAGGCGACGCTTTGAGGTTTTTAGCCAAACAAGGCAAGGCTTTTGCGCCCGAATTGCTAGAGCTTGCTGCAAATGTTACGGGAGTCAAGGCTTTGGATAAGCTAGGCAACGCAATACGAGGAGATAAGGCACTCACTCCAGAGGATAAGGACTTGCTACTAGCAGAGTTAAATAAAGATATAGCAATAGAGCAGGAAATAACTAAGAGGTGGGAGGCAGACGCTAAAAGTGATAACTACGCCAGCAAGAATATACGCCCCTTTACGCTCGCTTTTTTGCTTATATGTATGTTTGTATTCGTTTTACTTGATAGTGGATTAGACGGCTTTAAAATGGCTCCAGAGTGGATTGATTTGCTCAAGGGTTTACTAATGACTGCCGTCGGTGGTTATTTTGTTGTAAGGAGCGGAGAAAAAATAGTAAAATCTTTTAAAAAGTAAAGCCCTGCATCTCTGCAAGGCTGTATCCTAGTTGTGTCTCTGGTCATATTTCCAATTCTCAAGCGCTTTTTTAGCATCTCGATAGGCTTTATTTAAAACCTTAAAACTAGGATTGTCTTTATACAGCTCGTAGTCGTTATAATAAACTATTGCTCGCTGTCTAAGAGCTTGAGGCAGGTCGAAGTACTCCTCCTCTTTAACTCTTAAAAAATATTCTTTACTGCCTTGCATTTATTTGCGTTTAAACTCGTCCGATTCGTCCTCGCCAAAAATTCCTAATTGATAAGCGCCGACAAGTTTTAAAATAGCTCTCGATAAAGCTCTTTTTTCTGCAAGCTCTGTAACATACCACGAATTAGTGGATCCGTCTTGATAGTTTGCACCTTTCAAAGCAGAGCCGTAAGTCTCTATTTTTACCTCTGGAGCATCTCTTTTAAAAGCTACAGCTTTAACGACTGCAAAATTATGCTCGCATTTTTCTAGGTTAAAATTTACCTCAATATTTGACTTGCTTTGTATACGCTCTACTCCAGAGCGTGTAATAATTAGATAATGTTTATGCTTAAAAATGTCGTCTTGCGTCAGCTCAAAGTCTTTGTAAAGTTTTGCGATTTTTTCTCTATTCATTGTTTTTGTTTTGCGTGCTTTTGCACAGGTTATTTAATTGTATTCGTTTTAATCTCCTTAAAACTTTAATTTGCCAATAAGCATCTAAAAGCCTATCGCTCTCCGTTCCAAAGGTACGATAATTAGGGTTATCTTTATGCATTATATAATCATATCTTGCTTGAACTTGTTTAATGCGAAACCTCGTTGCCTTATCTTTATTACTCATAAAAATCCGATATTGTTTGGATTAATAGCTCATGCTCTTTGTCGGTTATATCTATATCGTCGTAATCTTTATCGAATACAGCAAATATCTCAATGTCAAAATGAGCATCGCCTAGCGTTACGTCTTGAGTCTCGAAATATGTACCATGCGATAGCGATACGTCTCTGCTTGCGTAGATACTAAACTCGATCCCATACTCTCCGAGCTGTGCCTCTACAAAATCCTGCTGCAATACCTCGTTATCGTGGTCGCTCTCCCAGTCTATAAATGGAGCGTTAAAATCCTGTATAAAATCTTTTATTGTTTTCATTATTTATTCAGTTTTAATCTTAATATTCTTTTTTTGATCGCCTTGCGTTTTTTACAAAGTGGCAAGCTGTCTGCTAGTTGCTGTAGTTTTTGTATAATCTGTTTTTTTGTACGCATAGTTTTTATATAGGGGAGTAGTTGGCTCCCCGTTAGTTGTTATTATAGATTAGTTAGTTTGAATTGTTTTTTTAACCCTCTGTTTTTTTCGTTTAAAAAAAGCTCTAAGATAAAAGAATCTTCATTTTCTGTGTGGATTTCAAATCCTGCGTTTAAGCTACCTGTCTCTCTGTTGTATCTAGTACCTAAAAACTCAAAGTGATTATAATCTTCAGTTTCTACCTTTACAAAAATATCTCTTGCAAGTGTCTCTACTTTGTCTTGTTGTGTCTCTGTTAATGTTGTGAACTCTCTTGAAAATGTCATAATGCTTTTATTTGTTTTTGTAAATATATACATCTTTTTTAATTAAAAAAAACTTTTTTGCAATTGTTAATAAAAAAAAGTAAAAAATTGTAACAAAATGTATATATTATATTACTAACACATAAAAATATAAATGTTAGAAAAATTAGCAAAAAGGAATGACGACTGGAGGCGGTTAGCATTTCAAATATGCGGAAATTACGACCATGCTCAAGACTTAGTACAACAAATGTACATAAAACTTGCAGACTATAAAAAAGCAAACGACGCTCTAGTAGCTATAACTATAAAAAACCTATGGCTTGATTTTTTAAAAAAGAAAAATCGGGAGGTAGGTATTGATAGCTTTTATTCATTACCTTATAACGAGAGTAATTTTGAGCCTAGCGACCTGCAAATAGAATACCTTGAGAGATTCGACGAGCTGCCTATGGTACAAAAAGAGCTTATAAAAGAAAGTTTCGATAAATCTACAAGACAAATAGGTCGAGACTTTAATATAAATTACTGCTATGTACATCGTCAAATACATAAAGGTTTAAAAAAGATTTTAAAAGACGATTATAATCAATATAAAAATAGTAATCTGAAACACTTAAAAAAGCGTAAAAATGAAAGTAACTAAAAAAGACCTTAAAAATTTTAAAGGAGACAAAAGAGGTAAAAAGTACAAAAAAATGAAACTTGCCTACGAGCAATCGATTGAAACTAAAAACGTCGACGACGTAGGGATCGGTACAACGCTAGAGAAAGTATTTAAAGCTACAGGCGTCTCTAAAATTGTAGAGACATTTACTCCAGAGGGGAAAGACTGCGGCTGTAAAGAACGCAAAAGACTTTTAAACAATTCGCCAATATTTAACGTATCGCAAAAACCTAAACGATGTTTAGACAAAAATATGTTTGAGGCTTACGATAATTTTTATAAGACTAGAGAGGTAGACAAATGGAGCGCAGAGGAGTTTAAACTTGTATTTAATACCTACGAGTGGGTATTTGCTTTAAGATACGATACAAAACGTATGTGCGGAAACTGCAACGGAACGGCTAACATTTTAAAAATGATTACAAACTCTTTAGATAAAGTTTACGAGAGTTATAAACAATAGTAAATATTAGTTTTAAAAAGCCTGTAATTTGATTTATAGGCTTTTTTTTATGTTTTGAGGCGACAAACACGACATTTTTTTTTGCCTTGTCGTGTGCCTTAGCCTAGTGATAGCAAAGGATTACACAGAAAGACGACATTTGGCATGTCGTGTTTAGTATTTTAAAACTAAAAAAATAAAGCCTTACAATTTTAAAAAAAGACGACACGACACTTTTTTGTCGTGTTTTGGCAACAAAGTCAATGCCACACTGGGCGGAGGACACGACATCGCACTTTTTTTTTGTCGTGTTTGTCGTGTTTTGTCGTGTTAATAACTTAAAGAGTTTATTTAAAAGAAAGTTTTATATTTGTAGCAGATAGACGCAGAAATTTATCTTTATAGCAAATCGTAGGAGGTTAGCTTTCACATTACAAAACTCTTATTTTTAAAGCTCCTCCTACATTGGCTTTTTAAATAGGAGTTTTTTTATACCAGCAAATGATAAAACTAGATATACAAAAATGTAACGATTTAATCGATAGGGGTTTCTCTCTTATTACGGCTACCGCCGACAAGATTCCCGTAGGCAGTTGGAAACAAGCGCAGGAAACAGCTACAGATATAGAGAGTTTTAGAGTAAACTACCTAAACCCTAAAGCTAAAGCTGTCGGCATAGTAACGGGATACAACGATTTGGAATGCCTAGACGTAGATTTAAAAGTATTCTCTACTGCAAAAGAAAAATCGGACTGGTGGTCGGAGTATCTTAGTTTTTTGGAGGATAATATCTTTAACTTTAAAGACAAGTTTATAATAGCTAAGACCATAAACGACGGCTTTCACATACTATATAAAACAAAGAGAGCAGAGGGAAACCTAAAAGTAGCTAAACTTAAAGGTCATAAACAGCAGATACTAGAGACTAGAGGTAAAGGCGGCTATATTGTAGCCTACTCCGATATATTAAACGGCAAAGAGTACACCGATATAGATTATATAAGCGACGAGGATCGCGAGGTTTTATTTTCTATATCTAAAACATACGACTACAAAGATGAGCCAATAAAAGTAGAGGAGAAACCTAAAAAAGACAAGCCAATATCTACGGGATTGAGCGCGTGGGAGGACTACAACAATCAAACTAGTATTTTAGATTTAATAGGCGCAGACTTTGACGTAGTTAGAAACCTAAAAGATAAGTATATAATAAGACGCAAAGGAGCAGACTCTGCGCATAGCGGATATATATACAAGGATAACGGCTTGATGTATCTATTTACCTCTGGAACGTCTTTTGAGGCAGAGAAAGGGTATAATCCGTTTATGGTTTACGCTCATTATATGCATAACGACGACGGCAGCGCTGCGGCTACAGATTTATATAGTCAAGGATTTGGCGAGCGTATTGCAATAGATACGCCTATAGATTTAAACCTAGAGGATAAAGAAATTTGCGTTAATACGGAGTTTCCTTTAGATATATTTCCGATTGAGTTACAGCATTACATACTAGAAAGACATCGCACGTTAAAGCAGTCGATTGATTACATGGGCTGTAGCTTGTTATTTTTAACCTCTATAATAGTAGGTAACTCACAACAGATTAAAATAAAAAACGGCTGGACGGAAACGCCTAGCATTTGGCTCTCTTTAGTTGGAAAGGCAGGGGTAGGAAAGACGCCGTCTATTAAAGGTATTACATTCCCTTTAGATAAGGCAAATAGCGCAGAGATAAAAAAGTACATAGTAGCAGAGGCTAAGTTTGACGAGTTTAATAATATGGAGGCTAAAGACAAGGCTTTAACAGAACCAGTTTATAAGCCTAAAAAAACGCAATTTTTAGTTAACGACGTAACTCTAGAGGCTCTTGTGGAATTACACAACGAAAATACAAACGGCATAGGGGTACTAAAGGACGAGCTTGCAGGTTTTTTTAAAGATATGAATAAGTACAGAGAGGGCGGAGATATGGAGCATTGGCTATCGTCTTGGAGCGGTGGCGAAATTAACCTAAACAGAAAGACGGCGAGAAGTAGCTTTGTAGAGCGTGCTTTTTTACCAATAATGGGAGGTATACAGCCGACTATATTAGACGGATTCCAAACAGAGGAGAATAAAAGCAACGGATTTATTGACCGAATGCTATTTAGTTATCCAGAGCTAGAGGTCGAGGATTTTGTAGACGAGGAGATTACGCAGGATTTACTCGAATGGTACGAAAATTTTATCATTAAATTTTACGAGTCAACTAAACGTAATTTAAGACTAGGCGAGGGGAACGTAGTCGAGGCAGTAACGGCAGAGTTTACTCCAGAGGCTAAAATAGAATACAAGAGAATACACAAAGAGATTACTGCGATGCAAAAGTCGGAGGATATAGCAGAGGCTAATAAGTCAATGCTGCCAAAAATGAAAGCATACATCGCAAGATTTGCTTTGCTTATTAATACATTAGAGGCTCAAAAAAATACAGATATACACAAGGACGAGGTCGAAATATCTAGCGTATTAAAAGCGGAGAAGTTAGCGCATTATTTTATAGATATGGCTAATAAAATAAAAATCGAAAGCGCAGAGCGTACAAAAATAAAATCTAGCTTTGACAACAAAAAAGACGCCTATACTAATTTTAAAAGTATTTATACAAAAAACCCAGACGCCTCGCAAAAAGACATTGCGGATATGCTAGGCAAATCTATAAGGACGACGCAGAGGTATATAACAAAATTTAACAGCGAGAAATGATAAAAAAAGAGTGGCATTTTATGCAGACGCCAAAAGAAAAAGCCTATAGTATATATAAAAAGTTTTACAACGTAGACGGGCAAGACTTTAACAATACTATAAGCAGTAAAATAGCTAAAAAATGCGCAAAGTTACATATTACGATTATACTAGACAGCGAGATACTAAAGCCGTCTAATAACCAAACTATAGAATATTATCACGAAGTATTAACCCAAATTAATAAGCTATGAAAAATCAAAACAACCGCTACAGATTGACACAAAAAGAGGAGACCGCTCTACTAGAGATGAGAGCAAAAGCCGACAAGTCTAGAGTCCTAGTTATCGGAGACGTACATCTCCCCTTTGAGCGCAAAGACTATTTGCAATTTTGCAAGGATACATACAAAGAGTATCAATGTAACAGAGTCGTTTTTATTGGCGATATTATAGACAATAATTATGCAAGTTTTCACGCTAACGATCCCGACGCAGAGTACTCCGCAGGCACAGAGCTAGATATGGTAATAGAGCGAGTAAAAGACTGGTATAATGCATTCCCAGACGCAGAGGTTTGCATAGGTAACCACGACGCTATTATAATGCGCAAGGCTTTTGATAGTGGAGTGCCTAAAGTTTGGATAAAAGAGTTTAACGACGTGTTAGGTACTCCTAACTGGCAATGGGTTACGGATACCTATATCGACGGAGTGAGGTATGTACATGGGCATAAAAGCTCTAAAGCAAGGACAGCAACTCGTCGAGATATGGTCTCCACAATTACGGGGCATTTTCACACAGATTTTTATTTAGAGTATATGTTTGGAAAGACTAGAGCTATTTTTGCTATGGCTGTAGGGTGTGGAATCGACGACGAGCAGTATGCTTTTGCGTATGCCGCAGGCGGTAAAAAGAACGCTATAGGGTGCGGAGTAGTTTTAAACGGAGGAGAGACTCCGATATTAGTAAAAATGAATCTTAATAAATATAAAAAATGAGTATAGAAATAACAGCGAGTAAAAAAGACCACTACTATTTAACAATTAACAAGATAAAACTAGGGGAGTTTGAACGCTC